AGTACCTTCTCACAGGGTGGCCACATGTCGTGGACTCGGTGGCCACATGTTCGTGGAACAGGTGGGCAAGTGCCGTGGAATACTCAATCGGGATTCCGGCGACGGCCGCCATAGCCCTTCGGTGCAAACCGCATCCCGGTCATTGCAGGCCCCCTTTGGTTTCGAGCGCCCAGAACAGGATCGCGATGGCATCCGCCTCGTTGTCATCGGCGGGGCTGAATCCCCTCGCCCGGGCTGCAGCAATCATCGCTCCCTTGTCGGCGTTGCCCTTGCCGGTGGCATGGCGCTTGATCGTGCCGACTGGCACCCCCTCGTAGGGAACACCGCGCAGTTCCGCCCATGCAGTCAGCGTGGCCATCAGCCCGCCATAGACATGGGCGGCATCGGTCGCGGCGTGGCGACGGACCTCCTCGAACCAGATGGATGCGATGGGTCCCGACAGACGGTCCAGTTCACCCAGCCAGTTGCTGAACCGCAGATAGCGCATGCCACCACCATCAAAGCGACCCGAACGGAAGGAGACAGTGCCGCTGGTGATCAGCCCATCAAGGCCATGCAGCGCCCATCCTGTCGTGGTGCCAAGGTCGAGGGCCAACAGGGTGCGGCCTGACCTGACGGCGGTGGGCAGATCGGGGATGGCCACATGGGGTTGAGTAGCGAAAGACAGGTCAGCCATGGGTGGTCTCCTCTTCTGGTTGGCTGCTCGGTGGAAGGCGACGTCGGGTTGGGAACTCGGCGTGATCGGGTCGGGGACTGGCCACGCGCGCGAACCCCCTGGGGGTGGGCGAGGGAGAACCCGCCTGCGGCGTTCTCCCCCACCCCCGTAGGGGGTGGTTTCACCCCCGAAACTTGAAACCCGTATCAAGGCACTGACAGAAAACAGGAATTCCAGTTTCGGGAGGTGTACTTCGGCTGATCCTGCCGAAACTGGGTGCAACGTAGCCGTTACGGCATCCGCGCAATCCTGCTGGGGCAGTTTCGGAAGCGGGCCGAAACTGGTCACAACTGGACCCTGCGTGGTCCTGCGTGAGTATGGCGAGGCAGTTTCGGTGGCGCGGCCAATCTGGTTCAAACTGGTCCCTGCGCAGTGCCGCGCAAAGCAGTTGTCGGGGGCAATCATTGCCGTTCCCCCTCCGGATAGACCCAGACATGCGGGTTCTCGACCTCGAGAAGCGCGCCGGTCTGCGGCGACTTGTAATGGGTGGGCAGCACCGCAACGCGTGCGGGGCTGACTTCGCCGGTGTCCGGATCGACCTCATCGGCACCCGTGGGCATGACCATCCCCTCGACGCAGAGGTAGCCAAAGCGCGAGCGTGAGGGCCCAAGGCCATAGGGCGCGGCGTTACGGACGAACTTGACGGCACCCTTGGTGGCCTGCACGGCGATCCGGTCGCGGATGGCATCCTTGCCGCCCAGACCGCCCTTGTTCTCGAAGACCTCTGCGAACTGGTTGGCGGTATAGAGACGCCCCTCGGCGGCTTCTTCGAGCAGGATGGACAGGATCACCTCCTGCTTGCGCAGGCGCTCAGCGTCGTATTTCGCGCCGACCTCCGCACGCACCAGGCGCTCGTTCATCGGGTTGATCTCGACCCACTGGCCGCCTACCTTGTCGATCAGCTTCGAGGGCAGCGCCGGGCCATTCCTGAGCTCGATCTCGAGCTTGCGTTCCGGTGCGTCCTCGTCCGGCCGGTGCAAGATCAGGCCGGAGGTGTAGAAGCCCCTGAGCGCGCTGGCCCCCGACAGGGCAAGGAACGGATCGTCCTTCAGCTGCTGCTTGGACAGCTTTCGCGTGTGATGGACCAGGATCACCCCGCATGCGGGGTTGATGTGATCCCGCAGCACCTCGACCCTGTCCTTGAGGAAGAACATCATGGCGGTGTTGTCGTTTTCGCCGCCACCATCCGGGCCGCTGTCGAAGATGTTGCGGATCGGGTCGATGCAGATGATGTCCGGACCCGCATCCGGAAAGGCCGCCTGGATGGCGCGCGCCACCCGCATGCTGCCCTCGGTGTCGAGCAGCAGCTTCAGCTTGGGCGTCGCGACAAAGGTGTCGCGCGCGCCGGCCAGAACCCTGGCGGGCAGCGCGATCTGGCCCAGCCGTTCGCGCAGGTAATGATACTGGATCTCGGCCTGCAGGTAGAACACCCGCAGCGGGCGCGGCGGCGTGAAGCCAAGGAAGGGCTGACCGGCGGCCATGTGCACAAGCCAACTGATCGTCAGATCGCTTTTGCCGACCTTCGGCGCACCGCCCAATACCAGTAGCCCGCCCGGCGTCAGCACTCGGGGCGCGATGATGTCCTCGGGCATCGGGCTGGTATCATCCAGCAGCGCGCCGAGCGTGAAAGTGGGCATTTCACTGGGCGCAGGCGCTGCGCTGTCGAGGCGGACCAGCGCCGGACCATTCTTCTGCACATGCAGATCCCAGAGCCGCTCGGCTTCACGCTGCAGGCGCTCGATCGGCCAGGAGGGCCGCAACATGGCGGCGTTGTAGCCGCAGACTGCCTGCCAGCCCTCGTCCTTCGACATCCGTCCTTCGTGGACCATGCGGATGAAATGGCCGATTGCGGCCGATGCCCCTTCGAAGCGGGACCAGTCGTCCTGGCCGCCCTCGCGCACCGGGGTCACCAGCACGTCGTCGAGGCGGGGCTTTTCGGGGGTGACACTTCCGCTGGCGACCATCCCGGCCCCCGGCATCGGCGGCATTTCGGCCACGCGCTCTGCGAACTCGTCGAGATCGACCTCGACAGAATGGTGCTCGCGGATTTGCACCAAGCGCTGATTGCCATGCTTGTGATAGACGGTGCCTGCCACCCTGATCGGCTGGTGCGCGGACCGAAAATGCGTGTCGCCGCCGACCTTCAGGGCAATCTCGCCCCGCAGACGGCAAAGACTGGCCAGCGCCGACCCCTCGGCTGGCTCGGTCATCTTCCACCAGACATGTAGCTTGCTGGCACCTTCGGACGTCCGCCCGCCGCTCTCGATGATCAGGGTGGGTTGACCCAGATGGCGCAGCAGATGGGCGAGCTTGGCGGGGATGTCGCCCGCGTCGAGATCGACGACCAGTGCCTGCATCTGCAGGACTTCGGCGGCTTTGGCTTGCCCTGCCCCGGCGACCGTGCCGGGGATCACATAGACAGCGGCCCCTTCGCGCCAGGCCCAGTTGGCGAAGGTCGCAAGCTTGCCCGGTGCCGTAGCGTCGGCGTCGATCCATACGTTGTGCGGTCGGCCTTCCTTGCCCTGCCCCATGTCGACAAAGCCTCGGATCGGGATCTGGCCCTCACACCAACCGAACACGACATCGAGGAACGTCGCGATCTGGACCGGGTCAGGCTCCACGCCAAACGGATCTTCGGCCGCCGGGGCGTCGTTGAAATCCTGCCATGGGCTGAAATGGACGATGTTGTCTTCGGTCATGCGTGCAGCCCCCAGCAGCGCGCAGCCCATGGGCAGAACCGGCATTCGAAGAAATCGCGATTGGCCGCGATGCGGGGCAGCAGCTCGCCCGCGTCGGTCGCCTGGAGGATCCGCACGCCCCGGTCCGACATGCGCTGCGCGAGAGCCGCGTCGAAGGGCACAAGTTCGTGGTGCAGTTCAGCCGTGTCCTTGTTGATCGCGGTGAACAGCGCCGGATGGGCCGAAATGCCGGGGATCGCCCCCTCCATGTAGGCCTGGTAGAGCGCGATCTGCGCGGCATAGACGGGCTTCGCGACGGCGACCCCCTCCTTGACGCAAGCCCGCCAGTTCTTCGCGTTCATGGTCTTGCATTCCCAGAGCGCCGGAGTGCCAATGCCAAGCGGCGCAGGTGCAGCGGCGATGATCCCGTCGACGTGGCCCCGGATACGGGCGCCCGCGACGGAGAAGCCGAACTGATCCCCATCGGGGCGATTGCCCTTGCGGGTGTAGATGTCGAGCCCTGCCGCGCGCAGCCAGCGGATGGCCAGATCCTCGAGCTGGTGGCCGATCTCGAAGATCCGCAGCGTCTGGCCGCCGAAATCCGCACCTTCGTCCTTGGGCGCGCCCGCGAATTCGAACTGCAAGGCACGCTCGCAGGCATGGCCCAGCCGGGATGCCCCGAGATAGGTTCGGGGCGGCGTCGCCTCGAGCTCG